CGGGTTTTGAAAATAGCCAATAATTCCAAAGCAAAAAAGCATTGCCCATGTGTGATAGTTTTTGTAGCGTGTCGTGATTCGGCACGCCACCGCCCAGCAAGCCAATGCCGACATCGACATCTAAACTGCGTAAGTGCTCAAGATCTGACATTCTGAACGACTGAAATACACACTGTTCTTGCATATTGTATTTTTTCACAATATTGAGCATTAGGCTGATGTCGTTTATGCTGCGATATTCTTTGATTTCTGGATAAATTTTAACATTTTTCTTTTTAGCAAAATTAACAAAATCATCAAAAGTCGGAATATATTCAGTCGCATACATTGTGTTCTGCAGCCCAGTGAATCTTAATGTTCTTACTTCTATATGTGACTTATGCTTAATTTGTCCTGTGCCGCTTGTTAGCCGATCCACTTCTGTATCGTGATACAATACGCATACGCCGTCAGCCGTGACTTGTACATCGCATTCTAATGAATCTGCTCCGCTTCTGAGCGCAGAACTCATTGCAAGTATCGTATTCTGCGGCACTTGACGCACGAATCCGCGATGCGCAATTAGCTCCATGCCTGTGGTCTCATTCTTCGTCGCAGTGATGTTGTGCATTGTCGCAACACTCTGATTGAATTGCACATTTTGTGATCCAAAAAAATTATTGTACAAAATATTGTGATTCAGCTTGTATGTCCCATCTGGGATGTATACAAGTCGTCCGCTATTTTTAGCCGCGTTAAATGCGGCTGTATCGTCCGCACTGCCATCACCAACCGCGCCAAAATCTTTGACACTAATTATGTCTGAATTCTTTGCGGTTTGCGTTCGTGCGTTGCCTGACGCAGTTGTTAGTCCGACAATCGTGTTCGATGTTGCTCCCGTTCCCAAGATGTAATCATTAGATAATTTAAGCAGTTTTTTTAGTGATGGATAATGCTGCCCAAGTCGTGTATGTACATCTGTATGTTCATCGCCATTCACCGCTCTGGCAAGTGATTCAGCATCAAGGCTGGCGTTCTTGAGCTGCTGTATTGTGATTGGCTCTGTCATTTTTTTACCTCTCAATAAAAAAAGCCCTTGATATACAAGGGCTTGGTGGATGTTGACGACATCAATGTCGCCGACATAATTTAAAGACTGATTAAACCTTTTTTAAAATCACTGTCGTTTTGGTAATACTTGTCTGTATAATTGACACAAGTCAGCTTATGCGACAAGGGATTTTCGCCCGCACTTTTGCCACTGACGATATACGCATCACGGTCAGTCTCAGTATGTGCGACAATCTTATAAGTTGCACGCACTACAGCACTGGGCGATAGCGACAATGGCTGTGATGGCATACGAGACAGCACGACGCTGTACTTATCATCGCCCTGACTGATGGCGATATTATCGACAATACCCGCCGTGGTCTGCACAAACAGCGTGCCACTGCTGATACTACACGGCTCTGATAATCGTGCGATAATCTGACCCTTGACCGTTTCAAGGCTCTCAACCACGCCTTGCATGACATCGGCTTGTAACTGGCTTGCGACATCAATGCGATTGGTTGGGATGACAATGCCAGACTCATCAGCACCCGTAAACTCACACGATTTGTACGCAAACTGGTTTTTGTGGTGCGTTCGCATCAGGTGCATATGTGCCTGTACTTTGTTTCGCACGCCAAGCAAATCAAGCTTTTGGGGCTTTTGGGCGGACTTATTAGCAGGATAATCCATCGTAACCTTGGCATCATCGATAGGGTCGGTATAAGTGACCTGCACGCCATCATGGTCATTCCGTGCGCCAAAACTCTCAGAATATGAGTAGCTATCAGGCAAGATGTTATGACTGTTAAACTGCACCACCGCATAATCCTGCCGACGCTCGAAATGCAGATGGATTTGATTGTTTAACCTGTACGCTTGACAAAATCCTGCTTGAGCGACGGTCTGTATCATCTCTTCAGTTGTGACATCGGTATTATCAAATGTCCCGCTAAATTCGCTACATTTATCTGTACCGAAGTATGCTATCTGAGCGTTAATCTCATTGCTGATTTGTGCCATATTCAGCTCGTTTGGTTGCATCGCACCGTTTAGCGGGTCAGTTGCGATATTGTAGATAATATCGTCAATGCGATTAGATAGTATCAGGCTATCAGCATTGCGATAATCTCTAAGCTTACGCTGTACAAGCAATCTGAGCTTACGCTCTTTGAGCGATAACGCACCTTCGGTCGCAAGCGTCTTTGTGCTGACTAGCGTAACATTAGGCGGTGTATCGGCGGTAGTCATATGCCGTGCACCGAAGCAATCAGCGATACGCACTTCTTCGACCACTTGACCTTTGTCTGAGTGTACTTTGCCGCTTAAGCGTCTGATACGCCATCGCATACGCTTACCACGCCCAAAGTGTGGGTTGATAATCGCAAATGTACCAGCCGCAGTGCGTCGCACATCATCGTCATTGGTGCGTTGATTGCGGATGGGCGTGCTATAGTGGTCATGCTTGACCGAACCTAGCGTCAGGTGTGAATAATGTTGCGTACCTGTTATTGGTTGTCCGTTGTCATCGACAATCTCACTCTCAACAAGCATATCGACCGCTAACACCTCCCACTCATTGCCATGGCTGACATATAAGCCGTTAGGGGCTTTGACATTGACCAAGATTTGATCATGTTCGGTCAAATCGGTATAAAACCAACCTTGCCAAATCGGTTTTTCTTCGTTTGATAATACAACGCCCGCACCAACAGCAATATCCATGTTATCAATCAAAGCTTGCCAATCTTGTGCAACATAGTGCGGTGTACGCAAGGCAATATTGGTAATTTGTGGCTTGGCAGGTTGTGTTGGTGTCTCAGCTTGCGCAGGCTCAACAGTCATCGCATCAATCGTATAACTACCGCCAAGATTATAAGTCAGCATTGGCGGTAGTCCTGTTTCTTCAGGGGCTTGGCTATAGCCCGTGCCAACATCACCAATCTCAAGCTTGATGCGGTCAATGCGTGATAAGTTGCCGTTGCCGTTTGGCATTTGATAGACAAGCAAGTGCGTATTGATGCTGTTATCTTTCCACGTAAATGTCGTTTGATAGATGCCATCGGCGATTTTTTTTGCATTGTCTAGTTCGCCCAGCAGATGCACTGAGCTTGAGCCACTAGAATTAAAAACAGCCCATTTTGTGTGGTGCTGGTCAAGCTCACCCCATAGCGTGATTGTCACTTTTTGCCCTGCTGTAGGTGCTTTGGTTAGCTCGTATTGTCCTGTCAGATATACGCCTGTTTTAGTGCGGTCAGATAAGTATAGTAAGTTACGCCCCACATCACTATATGCTTGGCGGATATTGATGGATGGCAAAGCGGACGCACCTTCAACCATTAGCACATCGCCAACTTTAAATTGCGATAAATCACGATTGGCAATGCTGATAATGTTTGGTGGGCGGAACGATACGCCATCATTGAGTATCACATAGTTATTCGGCGGTGGTAGTACTTGACCATTGACCGCACCGTAACGCTTGACAAATAAGGCATTGTAAGTGGTCTCATCGCTTGACAGATGACTGCCAAATCTGACATCCGGTGCATCCAAAAATGACTTGTTCGGGTTAAAAACAGATGCCGCTGCCCCGTTGATAAAGCCAATCGGCGTAGTATCATCATACGCTTTTTTGACTTCATATTCGCCAACACCCAACGCCATGTACGCATACTCAACCTCTTGATGGTTGATATACACGCTATAAGTCGGTGCAATCAGGTCAGGATAAGCCCACACCTCACCAAAGATATCAGGTACACGACCGCCCAGACGCTGACGATTACCACGACTTGCCAAGGCATTATTTGGACTTGGCGGTTGGCTTGAGCCTCCGGCATTGGGGATTTCAGGCTTTGGCATCAGGTACGCAACCGCAACCGATACCGCAACTGATACCGCAATAACGGTTAATGTGACAGGGTCAGCAGGATAAGTCACGAGCCAAAACTCACCGTCAAGCGTATTGATACGCTCAATGTCTTGTGCAGCCTTTGGCGTGACATCGCACTCACTATCCCACGCTCCATAATATAAGCTAGTATTGAGCGGTAAGCCCTTAGGATAGACGCTTTGTACAAGCTTGTAGAGATTATCGCCACTGACTGTGACAATGCTCCCATGCTCAAAGGCGTTATTAATAATATTAAGTCGGATAAAACGCATAATACTTTATTGATCCGTGTTGTAGTTGGGCGATATGTGGCGGTATAGCTTGCTCACCGCTCTCGGTCAGATGGTGTATTAGCCCATCGTGATATACGCCTGCATGTACTGTCGCACCACGCATCACCGCAAAACAGGGCGATACAGGTGTATCAAGCGGTGTAAACTGGCTAAGCTTAGCAGGGTTAATCTTGCGATTATCCTTGTCTGTCATCAGCTCAGATACATACAAGTCCATGCCAATGCCTGTAATGGCTTGATACTTATCGACGGCATAATGCAGGCAGTTGTAATATTTGTCATCATAAATCACAAAAAGCCCCTTAGCGTTGGGTAGCTATCCAGCGTGTATTTGGTGCCTGTTGCCGTCGCATTGACTTCACGGGCTTTACACTTAAACACAGCCCCTTGCCCTTGTGGCTGATTGTCGGTAATCTCAAGCCCTAACACGCTATTAAGCGGTGTGGTTAGGTCACTGGATAGATACACACGATAATTGAGCGTTGGGCGTACATGGGCGTGCTTGCCATTGCGTAATCGCTGTATCTCAAACGGCATCACTTCGCCAACATCGCCAATACCCATGGTAAAAGCTTGCTCTAGGCTTTCGCCAGTTTTCGCCGCTTGAATGGTGATGGGTAGATAGTCATAGTCATAATAAGTGCCGTTTTCGTGACGCACTCGTACACCGTCGGTATGATTACGCACAAAACGATACGCACGGCTAAAGCTAGGGTGCGTAATCTCGATACACTCTAGGCGTACATCATCATGACGACCAACGAGCCAGTAGTACTTCTCAGCATCTGTAACCATCACAATCCCCTTGTAGCGTTTGGCAAGTCTTGGTTGACCAGTTTTTCAAGATGATTGAAGAAGATATCTTGTTCGCCTTGGCTCATCTCATAGGTAGCCAAAAAGCCCAAATCTTGGTCAATGTTATGGCGTGTAGATTTAGCAACTACATCAAATGAAACGTCATAAACTTGATAACCCACGTGCTGTACTGATACATCACTAACTATCCGACACTCATACCATGACGGCTCAATCTCATCAAATTGATGGTACATCATCACCGCTTGAGCACGATAGGCACGCAAAAAAGTCATGAGATACTGATATTGTGCCTTTGTGCATCGGTATGTAGGCGATACACGGTGCACCACACCAACACTTTGTAGGCGTTGGCGTGGCATACCATGTTCTACTTCGGTTGTGATGACATCATTACCAAGTTGTACGCCATAGCCATTGAGTTGTGGTCTTAGCTGTAATTTTGGCAAATCCATCATAATCTCCGTTGTAGTTGGTAGTTGTTTTTCAGCGAGCGGTTAAACTCGCTGTTGGGGTTATTGACGTGCTGGGGTAGTTGCTTGTTCAGCTCTTCACCGACGATCAGACGGATATCACCGTTGGCGTCGGTCTCGACTTTGGTCGGCTCACCGCTGTAGTTATGCACTGTGACATTGACCGCACGACCGCCACCACTCCCCATGCTGTCTAGCTTGGCATCAAGGGCTTTGGCCGTATGCCGTGGCAATACTCGTTCGCCTTTTTCAAGGTTCCAAGTGCCTGACTTGGGAACAGACATAATGCCATCGTGGGCTTGTCCGATTGGCATTTGTACAGCGCGAATATTGGCAACAATACCAGCCATATTTGACGCAATCGTCGCCATTGCACCAAGATTGGCAGGAAAAGGCAGCGACATACCACCATTGGCGATTGCGTTATTCATCGCTATGATGGCTTTGGCAATGGCAAACCCCTTTTCCATTGCAAACATCGCACGGTAGGCTTTAGAGTTTTCACCCACGATATTGCCCATGATGCTTGTCATATTGCCAGCCATCTCGCCCATTTGGTCTAGTACCATGTTATTTCTGGCACGTCCAGCCTGTTCATTGATGGCTTGCATCATGGTTTGGTGTTCTTGCCAGCTGATCACTTCGTTTTTAAGCGCTTCATCAATGATTTCTTTACGATTGCGCATTTGCACATCAATTTGATTAAGCTCGCTTGTCCCCATAATCTCATGCCACAGACCGCTTACTTGATTGCGTTTATCCTCTTGCAGTTTAAACACGCTTTGATTTTGATTGGCATTGACAGCTTCAATCATTTCAAGTTTTTGGGTGCTGGATAAATCCGTGCGGCTATTGATTTCATCACGTTTGCGCTCGTAGCTCAGCAGCAAGTTTTCAAGCTCACTGCGGCTGTCTTGAGTTAGGTTTTCAAGCTCGGCTTGATACGCACGGGCTACTTGTTCAAGCGCCATCATCTCTGCGTGATTGATTTTTTCAATGCTTGCAGTGCGTAGCTCTTGCGACATTTCAGCGGTAAGCATGACAGCGCGACGTTCAAGCTCAGCATTAGCGCGGATACGCTCTTCTTCGCTTTGCTGCCATTCTGTCGCTGCTTGCATTTTGCGGTCTTGCTCAAGCTCCCATAAACCCAGCTTGGTTTGATACTCCTCTTTGGCAAGGTCAAGATAGTGCTGGGTCATCTCGCCAAAGCCTGCATTAGTGATTGCTTCATGCTTGGCCAAGTACTCATCATCGAGCTTGGCGCGTTCTGAATAAAAGCTCTGCACAATGCCTAAGCGCACCGCAGCTTGTTCACGCTCTTTTCTGGCTTGTTCAATAGCAAGTTTTGCCTGCTCAGTCATAGCTTCGCCCAAATCTTGCATATTGCCACCATTAGGGAAAAAGTTTTTCATGTGCGCCTTAAACGCACCTGATTTTACGCTTTCACCTTTGGCAATGTAGCCATCTTTATTGGCGTCCCACACCTTATTCTGATTATAAGCCTTAGTACCCGCGCGATAGCCATAGCCTGTTACCGCATCGTAAACATCACCAATAGACGCACCAGCTTTTAGACCTTTTGCGCGGAAAAATTGCACCACATACTTCATCTGCTCCATATGAGATAAAGCGCCAAACTGGTCTCGTGTCATGCCATAGTACTTGTCATCTTTCTTGCCGTCTGCATCTTCCATAAACTGGATTAAGCCTGTGGCTGATGAGCCAGGATTTCTTGCATTGGTGCTAAACGTACCGCCAGTTTCAAAGCTGATAACACTGGCAAGATGGTTTGGGTCAATGCCAAGCTCATTTGCACCCCATAAAATGGCTTTTGCCACTTCGGCTTTGAGTAGGCTTTTTGAGCCACCCTTGCCACCCTTGCCATCTTTTTTGCCACCCTTGCCACCCTTGCCATCTTTTTTGCCGCCTTTGCCATCCTTGTCATTAGAACCACTGCCGACAGAGCCACCGCCACCTTGATTGTTTAGCTTGGCTTGTTGTTCTTTTTTGGTTTCGTTGATTTCAATAGCACCATCCATTTTATTGCGAAGAAAGTTGCCATTATAGTTGTTTACATATTGATTATTGATAATCTGACCTTTGGTTAAGCCAGCGGTAACATTGACCTCGCTAATAGTGTTAATTGGATCCCAGCCGAGCAATGCACGACCTGCGTTAATTGTGCCAATGACACCGTTCAGCTGTGAGATTGCACCATTGATAAGACCATTAAAAAACCCTTCAATGGTTTGAGCAATGTCCACAAACACATTTTTAACACGAGTGCCAAAGTTGACAAAGCCTGTAATGGCATAATCAGTAAAACCATAAACCGCACCAATCATGCGGTCAAGCACACTGGCAGCAACCTGCATTACGCCAACAAAGCCGCCTTTTGTGCCTGCAAACATCTCACCAAAATAACTGCTTGCCGAGCCGCAGGTGTCTTTTGAGCCGATACCAAAGCTGCTTAGAAAATCGCCAGCCGCACCCCATAAGCTATCAAAGCCTTTAATGCCCCAATCAACAAGCTGCCCTAATAGCTCTGCTGCGACACCAAAGGCATCCGATAGGCTTTCCATCGCCTTTTCTAGCCCCATAGTGCGAACAGCGATAGTAGCAATAATACCGCCAATCATCATCAAGGGGTGAGCCATGATGATTGCCCCAACAGACTTAAATGCACCGCCAAGCGTTGTGATACCACGCCCCAAAAGGGTTGCTGTACCAACCATTGCTCGCTTGGTGGCATTTGCTGTAACAAGGCGAGCGGTATAGGTAACGCTTGCCACACTGGCTGTTTTCATGGCAGAAGCGGTAGCCATTATCCCACGCACAGCTAATGTGCCAGCGGTTGCCATGGCTTGTTTTGCACCTGAAACCGTTGTTAGGCTTTTGGCATAAGCAATACCACTGCTGACTGCTGATGCGGTTGCCATACGCCAGCCATTGACCGTAGCGACGCTTGTGCTAATAGCAGTGGACAACACCGCCTTGGCGTTTGATAAGGTCAATGTGCTGCGTGTCCATGCCAATACGCCAGTGGTGGTTTTATGGGTCATTGCCCAAAATTCCAGCCCTGTCCATACTGCCGCACCTGTTACTGAGCTTAGGGCGGATGTTACTGAGCTTAGGGCGGATTTGGCGGCGGTTAGCTGCACGGTTGCAGCGGTTAAGGTTTTTTGACTGTAGGCATCGGCAATATTTTGAGCAGTACTGGTTGCTAAGGCACTAGCCTTACCCACCAATGCTCCTGTCAGGCTAGATACGCCCAATTTGGCGGCAAGCATACTGGCAGCGTATTGTCCGCCAAAGACAACTGCCGCCCCTGCACCGATGGTTACAATGGATTGTAGATTTGTACCAATGGCCAAAATCGCCTGCGAGATGGCACTGCTGATACCCGATGTGCCATTCATAAACTCGCCAACCATCATATCCCATTCGTTTTTTAGCACTTGGCGAGATTGGGCAATGGTAAATGGCATTTTGCCAAATTTTTCAGCGAGTTCATCGGTGGCATTAGCCACAGCGTCATACAGCACACTTGCCGTGATTTTGCCTTTGGACGCCATTTCTTTTAGCTCGCCAGTGGTTACTTTTAGATGGCTTGCTAGTAGCGACATGATTTCAGGGGCTTGCTCAGATACCGAGTTAAACTCATCACCACGCAATGCACCGCTTGCTAATGCTTGCCCCAGTTGAACAATGGCAGCTGCTTGACCTTCGGCACTACCACCACCCACTGCCATAGCACGGGTTAGGTTGCTGGTAAATTGAACAATTTCAACCTGTGATTTGCCAAGCTGGCTTAATGCTCGTGTATTTGCCGTGTATAGCTCACCCACCGCAGATAAAGCGGTGCCGTTGGCATTGGCAATCTCACGCACCGCTTGCATGGCGGCAGCGTGTTCTTCGCTGGATTTTGTTGCAACACGGATTTGGCTTGATAAGGTCTGCATGGCGTCAGATGTCGCCAGTACCGAGTGCAAGGCATTAAACGCCATAAAGCCTGCCATCGCAGATTTTAAGGTGCTGTAGGCTTTTTCTAGTACATGGGTCTCTTTGCTAGCCTTTTTGTTACTATCTGCCAGTGCCTCAGTAGCGCCTTTGACTTTAGGCAGTGTGCCTACAATGCCATCAAGTTCTTTTTTTGTCTTACTGACATCTTTGGCAAAGCCTGCAAAACCTGCCTGCTTTAATGATGAATTAAGTTTTTGTACTGCCGAGGCTGCCTTGTGGCTATTTTGTACAAATAATCCTAAACTTTGCGCTGCTTTGTCGATGGACTTTCCAAAACCATCAGCATACTTATTGCCATCTTTTAATGCCGTGCTAAGCGTTTTGGTTAAATTGCCTTTGCTGTGCTTGCCAAGTCGCTCCATGGCAGAAGACAACGCATTAACAGCGTTTTTGGTGCTGTTTAGATTTTTGCCATCAACCGCCTTTAATGACGCATGAAATGCCTTGGCTTTTTTGGTGGCATCACTAAGCATTTTTGGCAAATCTTTTGTCTTGTTTAAAGCACCCAATCCATCAGCTGCTGACTTTGCCGATTTACTAATGCCACCAAGCTCGGCTTTTAGACTTTTGATTTGTTGCTCGGCATTTTTTGTATCAATGACAATACTAAGCCGTGATACCTGTTCCATAATTCACCTGAAATTAAAAAACGCTTGATAAACCCATATTCTTTGCGCAAAACTCTTAATAGAAAAACCCAATAACACCAACCAACACCGATATTGATAAAATCAACCATGCGATGGCTTGTAATAATCCTGCACGGTCTGCGCCTTTTTCGCTCATCTTTCCTCCCACTTTTGTTTTTGTGGTAAATCTGATATAATTTTTCATAAGTTTTAACCTTTCTGCGTCAAGGGTTAAATCAAAAAACCCAGCCGTCCCCACGGTTGGGTTTTTGCTTATCTACGATTTTGTTCAAGCCACAGATTATCAAGTGCAAATATCACGCTGTCTATCACCGTACGGCTTAAATAAACAGGGTGTGCAAACAGCACATCGCTGATGTCTTTAACCGTCAATGGTAGTGCCACAGCACCCATACCGCCCACATAGCGCCTACTGCGAGCTGCTAGGTAAAAGATGTTTAACAGAGCATTGATAATATAATCTGTTGGCGGCTCATCAGGAACATCTAGCCCCAGATGAGCATAAACATCACGCCGAAAATCGCTTAGGTTTTGGTGTTCTTTTTCCCAGTTGTAGCGGTCGATGGCTTTTTTTTGATATTCTCAAGCTCTGCTGCACTATCTTGTGCCACCTTGGTAGCACACTCAATACACCATTCCACAAAAGCGAACGGGTCGCCCACTTGCTTTGATAGCAATAAGAAATTATCAGGTGTTGGCTCAACCTTATTGCCATCTTCATCACTCACATCAAAATCAACAAACAAGAACCGCCCAATGGCTTGTAGCGCCATTGTGTTTGGGTTGTTTTGCTCATCGTCAATATCATCAAAGAAAGCATCGTCATATTTTCTTTGCTCAAGTTTTTCACGCTCTAAAATGTGCTTAGCGTCCAACATGGCGGACGCTCGCATAAATTTGGGATTAAACAGCGATCGAAAAGTAATTTTAAATCCCAAAGCGTGGGTAAATTCGCCCACATTGTCAGTGTTTAATTCAGCAGTCTGCTTTTTTAGAATAAATGCCATGATTAGCTCCTATGCCAAAGTTCGTGTTAAAGTTGGTGCATCGCTTTTATCGTCTGCGATGACAGTGTAATTGACGTCTGCCGACAAAATATCAGTTGCACCGCCACTTGGTAAATCACCGCTGACTTGTGCTTTTGGGATATTTAGTACATAGCTTGAGCCATCGGGTGTGTTAATGGTCGCTTCAATTTGAACGGTTTCACCTGTCAAGGCTTTGTTTAAAATCTCTTGGGTTTTGGCACTATAAGCCAACGTCAGACTGCCGCTCATCTCTGCCATCATCTCAAGCAGCTTTGAGCCGTACAGTCCAGCACCTAGACAGGCTTGTTTTTCAATATTGTTGTTCAATTCAAATTTAAAGCCAGTAACACAGCCCACGCCCTGCATGGTTGAGCCATTGATTTTAATATCACCTACGGTTAGGCTAGACGCTTTTTGGGAAATGTCTGCGGTTTTTGTACCTGTGGCATAAGCAGCCGACCCTTGTTCATAACCTGCACCCATAAAGCCAAAGCTAACACCGATAAATCCTGTTTCTGGAATATCAATGCTAAGCGTATTAACACGCATTCCCTTAAATAGATGGTGCTGCGGCGGATTGGTATCGGTATAAGCCTTTTCAATGGCGAATGCTCGTACCTCATCACCGCCCAATCGTAGTACATTATTATCCCAAGTACTGTGTGCTGCCGCTTCTAACAGCGCATCATACGCCCCTTTGGCAAACTCTACCTCTACATCACCTTCGGCGGTTGCTGATGTTGGCATGCCTGCTGATTTTAGGCGACTGTCGTTGATGGTTTCGCTGTCTGTTAACTCCACCGAATGATTTAAGCTGTCAGACTTGCGTGGTAAAGTCTGCCAGCCTGATTGTGGCTTAATATTGACATCAGTTTGTGGTGCAATGGATAAAACTACCTTATTGCCTCTACTCATTTTAAAAACTCCTCAAAAAACTAATTATGTTCGTCGTATTCAAATGGCACATACACGGTGCTGATAAAATGGGTTTGAGCCCTGCCTGTAAAATGGGTTTGAGCCCTGCCTGCATCTACGGTATGGCTTGCACCACACCACAAATCGTCGGCTTGATAAAAGTCAAACCACGCTTCTAAAGCATCGGTCAGCTCACTAATGCCTGCTGTACCTTGCCCTAAATGCCCATACACATCAATAACAATCGTGCCATATCGCCTTGTGCAGGGATTTTGATTGATGCTAACCACTTTACGAGACACAAACTCTACTCGAATGGCCGCCCAAAACCCTTGACCATGGGCTGCAATTTCTTTGGTGTTGGCATAATATTTACGAGCATTATCCAAGCCATCAAATGCCAAAAACCGTGTCTCAACAAGCTGTCTGACTGTATTTTTACTCATAATTACCGCCGATACATTGCCGAAATCGCCACAAATACAGGGTGATAGACCCCGTTTGGTGATTGGCTACTTCGTCCCAATTCCAAATATTTACCATAATGTGTGGTGTTGGTGATATAGATGGTTGCAGGGCTAGATAGGCTGTTAATCGTATTTAGTCCCTGTGCCATGGCAGCTGACCTACCCAATCGCTTATGCACATCAAAGCCATCATCAGCTTGGTTAATGCTGACATTGGTATTGCTGACAAAACGGCTGGTGTCCACTGGGGATTTTTGTACAATCGCTGTCAGCATATCTGTGCCAATATTCTTTACTCTTTGGGTAACATCTGCTGCCACCACATCAGCAAATAGTACTGGGTCTTTATCCCACATCAAGCCCCCTAAGTGCGATGGTATAGACAGTTTCGGCATTATCCGTTTTAACGGATAAAACTTTAAATGCCTTTAGCTTACCAAGCAGTGTTGCGTGAATGACATCATCAATCTTTGGTGTATCGCTAATTTCCTTTACCAAGCAAATCAGCTTAACATCGTTAATATCCATGCCATCCATCAACTCATCTTGGGTAAAACTGCCAAAACTCCCACGCCCTTGGTAAGTGGTTTTGGTGCTATCATAACCACCCGTAACAGGATTGTAATCGCCTGTTGCCGTCACTGCCTCACCAATAAAATCTTTGATGGCGTCTTTTAAAACACCATCAAAGGCTTTGGCAATATTTTGGTTAATCAATGCCTTTATCATACGACGCACACTCCTACACCCCTTGGCTTACTCTGCACCATCGCCCAAAACAGCTTGCCATATTGGCTTTGGGCGAACCAATCAGCCAGCCCATCACCACTGGTATTTTGGTAAAACTCTACCTCCAGCACATCGGCTTTGGTGCGTTTTACCTGTGGTTCAGGGACAGTGTCTTGAGTGCTGAGCAAATGTGCCGCCAAAAGCATGACTGCAAGTGGCTTTTGGGCGGTGCTGATTTGATAAGAGGTAATCAGAAGGCTTGCGTCATCAAGCGCCATTTGCACCCCTGCATGGTCGGCAAACTCTGGATAACGCTGGATAAATGTGTTCATTCTGACCCTTGTTTTTTAGGCTTGGTGTCGCTAAGTTTTAGCAGTCCCACCTCAAGCCAAGCCCTTAGTACATGATGCTCTTTATCAAAAGCATCAACTTCAAGGCTTTGCCCAGAAAAAATGGTCTCACCTGTTGGCAAGACCAGTGTTTTTTGTGATTGATTGATAACTTTCATCTTACACCCCGTCCATATAGCGAATGGCGTTTGGCTGGCGAATGTCTGTACCACCCAAGCGGAACATACTGCCCACACTAAAGTTCATCAAGCCTGTACGATGCACTGGTAAGAAGGTCTGTGCCATTGGAATGTGCAGTTTTAGCACAGATGGGTCTTTGGTGTAAGCGATTGCACGGGTTAGACTGCCTGCACCTGCTGTTTTTAAATGCCCAATAGCACGAATATCCAGTGGTTTACCAGTCTGTGCTGTGTAGGCATTGTAATTTTTCACATACTCAAGCAGCGTCAAGCCTGTGTTATTTGCCAATGGGCGAGATGCCAAGATTTCAAATGCTTTTGGCGGCAATAGCAATGTGTCCGCCATCAAAGTGTAATGCGTATCTTCGGCAGTGGCACTTAGCATGGCGTTAATATCTGACAAAACCTCCTCTTGGGTGGCTGTTTGCCATGATTTGGTAGCCGATAGTGTTGTCACACCATCATGGGTTACTAAGCCCTGCAAGCCCTTTGTTTTATCGCCCACCATTGCCACACGCTCCACAAAGCGTTCATAAGCGCGACGAGCCACAACGGCTTTTTCAGCGGTAAGATTGCGACCAAATGCCATTGCCTGTTGCACTTCGGCATAGCCATAAGTATAGCCCACACCTGCCTCATGAATTGGCTTTTGTGATGCGCCAAATTTCAATTCAACCGTCTGCATATCATCAGCATTGGCGTTAATCCACCCTGCCTCGCCAAGTTCTTCCGAGGTTAGGCTTGTGATGGTCTGTGTCCAAGCAGGTGCTGACTGATCGACTGGGATAAGTTTGTGATAGACGATTTCAGGGAATTTGGTCTCATAAGCTGTTTTTTCCACATGCGTTTTTTGTGAAGCAACAAAATTAAGCATGGAATTTAGCTGGTTGTCATTAAATTGTGGCATATATTGCACTCCTAATTGATGCGCACTTGAGCAAGCGAGCCTGCTTTTGCACTGGTTTCATATCGGGCATTGGCAAACTTCGCCCCTGCTTTGTTAAATTTACCCGTCGCCAAATCAACGGCGACATCATCACCTGCGGCCACATCTTCGGTAACAGACACCCAAATCACACCACGAATGAGCACACGAGCATCTTCATGCTGTGAAAACTGGTTATCTACTCGTGATGACAAATCTAAGGCGGTGATACCCACAAATTTAGTATCACCAGCTTTTACCATGCGAATGCCCTTGTCATTTTCGCCTTGTGCCACCGCCAAGCCAAAAGCAATGCCATTGTCACTTTCAACAGTGCGACTGATGACATCTTTATTTTCTGTTGTGGCAATAGAGCCTGCCACGCCCACATCAGGCTGTTGTTTAAAAAAAGTCATTATTTACCCTCCCATGCACGGCTTAGCTCATCCACATAAGCCTGATAGCCATTATCTTGTACCGCAGTAGGTTTGTTATCTTTCATTGCCTCGGCAAATGGGTCATTTTCAAGCAGTAAGTCAAAGCGAGCGTCAATATACGCCTCGGTCTTGCCTGTCATATCACCCACTTTGGCGGTAACCACCATGCGCTTGATTTCTTGTTCTGATTTGCCTGTATAGTCAGCATCATGCAAGGCTTTGGCTTTTGCCAAAATATCAGCACGAGCCGCCACCAGCTTATCCAAATCAGCATCAGACAACTTTTGTTTTTTCAGTTCATCAATTTTGGCGTCCTTTTTGGCAAGCTCGGCATCTTTGGTGGCGATGGCTTGACTGTGTGCCTGCTCCATATCTACCACTTTTTGTTCTGCTGCCTGCTTTTCGGTTTGTAGCTTATTGATAGCCACTGCCCCAGCCTCGGTTGTCTCAACGGTCAATCCGTCCACGATTACAGTTTTCAAAAGATTTACTCCTTTTGGTTGTTTGTCGCCCCATAGCTTATCGCCAATGCGGCAGCTTTCACCCGCCCTGCCCTTATCAACAATGGCAAGATGGTTAATTTTAATGTTGGTTTGTTTGGCATGATAAGGTTGTCCATCAGCGGTTTGTCCATCACCCCAGACAATATCTGCGGTGTAACCCATACTGATTTCACGCTTGCCATTTTCCACTGCACGGATAAGCTCGCTGTCCATCAGTGTGATTGGTACTTTGATACGCTCGCCATCACGCAGCACACCTTCGCCGATAGTACCTTTGGCATATTTCGCCCAGTTGTCAGCATTCACCATCTCTGGTGGGTGATTGTCGGTAACGGGTTTGCCCACAAAACTTGCTAGGCTTGCCACATCAAACACTTCGCTTTCGTCTCGATAGACGCTAATCATGCCATCACCACGACCCATCTCTGTGCCGTGGTAATGCTGAATGCCCGTACGAGCGCAAGCCACTTCGGCAACCAAATAACCATCAGCGGTCTTTCGTGTACCAAGCAAGGTAACAGTATCGGTAAATTGCATTATTCACTCCAATAAAAAACCACCCTGTGCGGGTGGCTGTTTTTTTGATTAAGGGGTATAGCGTGGGTCTTTTGTAAAGGCTTTAATAAATTCCTGCCGATAGCGGTTTAAATCCGCATTGCGGTCACAAGCCTGCAAGGTAAGCCGATAAATTAAGTTAAATATCTCTTTGTTGTAATGCCTAACAGAGATAAACCCAACAATCAACTCACCATATTCTACACTATCCAAGAAATCATCATCGCTCATATACTCACTTAATGGTACGATAACCTCATCAAAGTAAGTTGTGAGATAATGCGCCAAGTATATGTAATTTTCACCTTGTCCAATGTATAAATTACCTTTGCCTGATGCCATTTCTTTACTCAATAAATAAAATTTGCTTTTGCTGTTTGACTGGTAATGATAGCACATGTTGAATTAACATGGTACGGTTTTCATCAGTCAGATAACGCAAATCCAGTGGTACAATATCTGCTTTTCTCAAATGGCTTTGAATATCGTCTTTTTTGTCAGCCCAAGTGGTATCATTATGCGCAAAAAATTGATTGAGCTTCTCAATCTTTTTCTTGGGGTAGCCGTGCATGGTAAACATAAAATCAATGCGTTTACCCGTCTGTTCCACCAGATAATCAAAGCCAGCTTTGGCGTTGCCATTCACAAATTCAGGTTTGGGACGAATAAGTCGCACCCCAAAAAATGCCTGATATTGGGCCGCTGCCATCGCTTCATGCAGTTTGGGCTTGTTGTCCAACAAATCTATCAGTAGGCGCTGCACCTCGCTGTCATTATCGTCAAGCTGAATGTCTTTAAAACTCACCTGCTCAAACGCTGGCACAACCGCCACAGCACGACAGCGGCAGCGAATGGGCTTACCCGGTGGCAAGCCTTGTTCTGCGTCAGTGGGTTTGCCCCATTCATAAATCCTGCCATGCAGCTGCCTGTGAAGCTGTCGCACCCTGCCATCGGCGGTGCTTTCCCAGCGATAATACCTTACCCCAGCTTGACGCTGTCGGTACTCATTCAAATCAGCGGTGATTTTTATCGTCTGGTCTGTGGCGATTAAAGTAGCTCGTTTATCTTGTTTGCCTAAGATATGCGCAATGTCCGCTTTTAGGTCATCGGCACTGCGCTTTGACATCTTAGCATTGATGACGGCTTGCTTAATTTGGTTTTGGGTGTCATCAGATAAGTTTTTGATGAGTGAAACATTGCGAGACACCATATCATCAAGTACAGCCTCATCAACACGCACCAAGGCAGACACATCAAGATTGGTGGCAGTTTTGATGGATTGGACAAATTTATCATTATGCCAACTCATCTCACCACGCACAAAGTCTTTTGCCCAGTTGATGACTTCGGCGGTGGCAATGGCAGCACCCACACCCACCATCGCCATCATCTCATCACCGCTGATTTCCTCACCACTGGCAACATACGCCGCATAAGCAGGCAATACACCATCTGCCACCGCATTACCAATCCGCCGAACCAATCCGCCCAATTTTCGCTGATAAATGCGCTCACTGGACAGACGATTGGCGATAAATGGCAGTCGCACAGTTTTTGATAGCTTACCAAGCAGTTCTTTAAGATTGTAAGTCATCATCAAGCTCATCCACCACATCGCCCAAATTTGGCAACACATCCGTATTTACCAGCTGGTTAATCAATGCCAAGCGAACTTCTTGTGGCTCAAACATACCACCTGATACCAAAGTATTGCCCATCTCGGCAAATGCTTTACCAGTGTTGGCAATCTCACCTGCGTTTTGTTGCTCAAGTGGCGACCACAGATAGCTGATATTATCAGGATAATGCCCGATGGCTGAACGCACCAAGCATTCATCAAACACTCTAAGCGCAGGGGTCAACTCAAGCGTTTGCATGACCCGAATATCGTCATAGTAATTGGTGATTAAATCCTCACCATCGCCAAAGCCTTTGTTTGCCTGACCCAAAAACTTACTGGCTGGAATGCCCTGCGATGCACCCACATACACAATAAAACGGTCTAAAATATCTGATAAACCACCAAAATTTGCCGAAGTGCGAATAAAATCCTCTTCGCTATCCATCACCAAATCGCCTGTAATGCCCTTTGAGGCACTGGCAAGCGTTAAGCGTTTCATAACCGTGTTTTCTTCGTCCACATCGCCTAATCTGTGGAACAAATCAGGGATTTTAAACACATTGATGGTGGCTTCAAAAATCAAATTGGCGATATTGTGAGCGGTGCTGTCGGCATGACGAGCCCAATTATATGCCGATTGAATAACGCTACTACCCCAACCGCTTGTATTAGCGACACGCATTTCACCTTTTAGCAAAATAAAGCGCGATGGGTGAATTTTTACCTTTTGTGTGCCATTCACCACTTCATAATAAGCGTATGAGCCATAAAATTCACTGGTAACATCGTTGTCAAACTCAGTGGCGGTCAGTGCGTTTTTATCCATCACGGTCAAATAACGCACCCCACCTGTGCCAATGCGGCTTGGGTCAAGCGGTTTGGATAAATCTTTATCATTGGTGCCAATGTAAATTGCCGCACCGCCCAGCACTCGTGCCAGCTTTTGAGCTTGTAGCAGTTTTTGTTGAATGCCAAGCCGTGCCTCTTCACGCTCAATGGCGTTTAAATTTTCATTGTCCGTTTGCCACATTCGCCAGTTTTTGATGGCATCTTTGGCAGGAATATCCACCAGTCGCCTTGCCACCCAGCTGTTATGATAGGCATTGATAAGCTCGCTGTCGGATAAAATCACAGCACTATAACTGGTGCTTGCCAGCTTATCACGCTGTTTGTTACCCATATTGCTGACCAGGCTTGTTAAGCTGTCGTTAATCATCTTTGCACCTTATACATTCAAATAGCTAAACTTGCCACGCCCAATAATCGGCTCGATGGCGTAACGCAGTGCGTCAGCAAAGTGGTTGTCTTTATCCGCTGGCACGACGGTTGGCTCGTCAAATTTGTCTTTTTTATATGAATACGCCACAAGCTCAGCATAGCAATCCATCGCTTGTGAATGCACGATGATGGCTTTGTAAGATTGCAGATGTGCAATGCCATCCTCCACTGAGCCCTTCCACTTACGGCAGGCTTTGATGAGTTTTACGCCATCTTTTTTGACCTTAGCGATGGTTTCAGGTCTGGCATTGTCCGCTCGTGATGTGTAGCGTGTGATGTTTGGCACATGACGAATGAGCCAATCTGCCGTATCATCAAGCTGTAGCTGCACTTTGGATTTGGCGTTGTAGATGTACAGCGTATCGTCTTTTTCGTAGCATTCAATCACCGCTGTTGGGTCTTGGCTAAAGCCCCAGTCAATGCCAATCAAAGGGTCGCCAAAACTACCATCAAGCTCAAAATCCTGCTGTCTGAGTTTATGGCCCAAAATACTTGCGTCTGATAATTTTAAAAATTCACCTTCCCAAATCCACGCATAACGCCCACTGTCGCCACGCAAATCACGCAGTCGCTGATTTTCAAGCGATGATGGAAACCAAGGATTGTCTTGATAGCCAATTTTAATCACCAAGGTGCGTTCATCGGCTTTGGTGACAAACTCTTGGTAAGTTGGGTCGTCTTCAAAGCGTGGGTTAAACACCACATAAATGCGCGTCTGCTTATAGCGTGGTGTAGGTCTAAGATAGTCCCAGCTTTCTTGCGAGACATTTTCGGCTTCATCAACCAAAACGCAGCGCAATTTATTGATGGATTTGATGTTGGTGATGTTGTGCTTTAATCCTGCAAAAATAAACTTTGCCCCTGTGCGGCGATTTTTGATTTCGGTTTTTAAAATATCAAAATCTGCCGTTAGGTTTTTGTCGGTGATAAAACTCACCAACGCCCCATAAATACTGTCATTGATGGACTTTTGAATTTCACGGCAACACAAAATCACGCCATCATCGATGTAGCTTTCTAATACCCCAAGTGCCACCAAGGCTTGCGATTTTGCCCCACCACGACCGCCATATAAAGTGATGGCGTCATGCAGATTGGTGGATAGATTATCAAATACTGGGGTTAGAATTTGTGGGAAAGTAACATCAACCATTCGGACTGACAGGCTGCAAGCTAAATACAGGCGGTGTGTTGCCATCACCTTGTGTATCATCGCAGGCTTTGCGTTTTTCAATTTCTAGGCTTTTTAGCTCAGCTTCCAACTCTTTTAGGCGAATATCAGCGCGGCTGCTTTTATCAAGCCCCAATATCTTAGCCTTGGCGTTAATCGCACTAATCATGGCATTGGGATTGGCGTTCATCTTGGCAATTTCATAGGCTTCTTGCAAATTAGCCACCATTTCATCAACGGTGGCATCGTGGCGGTCTTGGTGATGTTGGCGAAGTTCGTCTAATCTCGCCGTAATCTCACCCTTCTGCAATAATTCATAAGCCTTGTTGTTAATCGTTTCAGACTTCATATTCTCGCAATCATAGCTGTCACGATACGCCTGTGTGGCATTGCCTGTCTCAATGTATCGCTGGCAGAATTTTTCTTGTTTTGGCGTTAATTCCGCCATAACGCCTCCTTATTATCGCCCTTGCACTGCTCGGACAAGTTCTGCTAAATTATCGGCTGCATAAGCCATGGTAACCATAACAATCGCTACCATCAGCCAATAAGTCCATATTCTTAAAGTCTTATTTGTCGCAATCAGTTTCATAGCTTTATCCAGTCGCATTTTTATGTTAAAATTCACTTATGTTTTATCCTTGTGCGATAAGGGTAAAAATAAAAAATCCTAAGTATTGGCGTACTTAGGATTTTTGTTTTTCAATAAAAAAGCCCGCAAAATGCAGGCTTTTAGTGTATTGCCACTTGTTTGATTGCCATAATTTGGCGTATCATCTCGCTAATGTGGCTTTTGGTGCTGGTGTCTTGACAAGACAGCCAGTGCTCTACATCAGCGTCTAGCAGTCGCTCACGGCGTAGGCGATTTAGATGCTCTACCTGTGTGGCTCGCTTGGTTTTTGAAAAGTCATATTCCATAGGCTATTGTTAAAAAGCCCACCTGCTACGGTGAGCTTTTTTTGCAAAATTATTGGCATAATGCAACATTACATTATGGGAACATAATACTATCTTTGTTCGGTTTTGTCAAAGACGCTTCATCTCATGCTGTCTGTTAATGAAGTTTTTGGCTTCTTGTAGCAGTCGTGGATTGTGAGACTTTATGCGCTGTTCACTAAAGCCATCATAAATCAAACCTCTGCTGGCTCTGATACGACGCAGTTGTGCGTCTGCGGCACTTAATATATTTTGTAGCTTGTTCAGCTCATTGCTGATACGCTCATGCTCTAAGATACCAATCAATCGCCATAGGGCGTTATGCTCATTTTGAGTGTCTAGCGTCAAGCTATGCACATACTCAATCGCTGCATTAAGTTGGCTTGGTGTCAGCTCATCAATATGCTTTACACCAAAACGCTGATGTACCATACTATATGCCACATCATAGCCGATACGCTTAGCACCTACCAAAGCACT